TCTTTTTTGAAGTACTCCGTTATTTCAGAATCGTTCATCTTTGGAAAGAAGTGCTTTAAAAGATACATTGATCTTTGCCTTGCCCGGATTAATTTTCTTTTACGTGACTTTGAATCCCGTAATTCGTAATCAACTCGCTCTTCCCGAAAAACATACTTTATCAAATCTTCCTGTGTCATGGTCCCAAAATTAAATCTACTTAACGAATTAAAACATGATATTTGTCATGTTTCTAATTTATTCTTTAATAGCTAAAAAGGTCTATCTATATCGTCAATGGGTGTAAATTCTGGCGGGATATTTGCTTTAAATTCATCCTCTTCATAGATATTTGTAAGGCTTTCATTACACTTTAATTTCAGTTCAATATTCGCAATTCCATTACGATTTTTAGCAAGGATTAAAAGCATTAGACCCTTTGCCGGTTCTTCAATATCATTTATTAATACTGTTTTGTCACCGTATATTTCCGGCCTGTGAGGAAATATTACAATATCCGCATCCTGTTCAATAGCCCCGGATTCCCGGAGGTCTGAAAGTTTAGGTTTTTTGTCAGATCTGGTTTCGATTAATCTATTTAACTGGCTCAATCCAATAACCGGTATATTTAGATCCTTTGCAATTCCTTTTAATCCTCTAGAAATAGAACTAACTTCTTGTTCCCGGCTCCCGGAATCTTCTGATCCTGTCATTAACTGTAAGTAATCAACTATTATCATTTTAATTCCATGTTCCATTATCAATCGGCGGGCCTTTGCCTTTAATTCAATAACCGATATCCCTGAAGTATCATCAATGTAAAGCGGTAATTGATTTAAAGATTCTGATGACTTAATGACTTGGTCTAAATCACAACGTCCGTTTATAAGTTCCACGTTTGACCGACCAGAACTGCCAGACAAACACCTGATACCAAGTTCATCTTCTGACATTTCACACGAAAATATTGCAGTCGGGTATTTTAATGTAGCTGCGTTTTTAGCAATTTGTAAGGCTAAAGATGTTTTCCCAACTGATGGACGGCAGGCAATTATAATAAAATCCTGATTTTTAAAGCCGCCAGTTGCCCGGTCTAATGAAGTGAATCCAGAAGGAACGCCGATCAGTTTTATTTCACCGGATATAACCTTTCCGATTATAGTGATTACATTGTTTATGATCTGACTTAATTTCTTTGGCCGTTTTTTATAGACAGATCCCGAAAGTTCCAAAAGACTCATCTCGGCATATTCCATTAATTCTGCAATGTCATAAGTATCATCAAAAGACCTTGTTTGGAGTTCAGTTGAAATCCTTATCAGTTCTCTTTGTATATGCTTCTGTGCAACGATTCGAGCGTGGTATTCCACGTTTGCAGTTGAAATTACTTTTGAAGATAATTGAGTGAGATAAATTGGCCCCCCGACAGAATCCAATAAACCATGCGCCCGGAGTTCTTCTGTAACGCTGAAAATATCAGTAGGAAAGTTCCTTTTTACAAGCTCAATTGATGCACTGTATATTTTTTGGTGTGCTTCCCTGTAAAAACTTTCCGGCTTTAAAATATCAACTATTTCAAATATAGAATTACTATCAATCATAATAGCACTCAATACCGCTTCTTCCATATCATTACATTGAGGAGGAACCTTACCAAAATCAGGGATAGTAGTTATTGCCGGATATTTATTTGTAGTTTTGGCCATTTGATACTGTTATTGATTGAGGTTTTTTATCTATTTTATTACCGTTAAATTTTTCATCATTACGCTTCCATGTAGCGAGTCTTTTTGAAACTTCAAATACTTTTTCAAGTTCAAATCTCATTTTGCCGTTTTTCCCAGACTCTGACCAATAGTTAAAAAATTCCTTTAAAAGATCAATTGAATATTTATCTTTAAAAACCAAAATAGATTCTTTGAAAATTTGAGTGCGTTGGATTTTTTCTTCTTCTTTATCATTCTTTATTCCTTCTTTACATTCTTGTTTGTGTGTAGTGTCCGTTTCCTCTCCGTTTACTTTGCGTTTACCTTTCGTTTCTTTTGTGTTTACTATTTCTTGGTAATCATCATAATTACATACTGTTATCCGTGTAGTTATTTTGATTCCTTCGTATAGTAACATGGAGTCTTTTTGTAACAACTCAAAAAACTCCTTAACTGTTTTTTTGGTGACATTCCAGTCTTTTGCCCATGTGTCTAATGACCGGACGCTCTGACCTCTTTTACACTCAATAAGATTACCTTTGATTAATACTTTAGAATCACAATGATTAACAGTTAATAGAATATCAATCCACCACTTTAACCGTCTTTCAGACTGCCAAAGCCAATGATCTTTTAATTTTCTATGTATTTTTATCCAGCCTTCCATGTTAAATAAAGAAGCCCGACGGCAAAAGAAAAATCCGGGTAGGATGTTGCGAGCAAACCTTTCCCGGAGTTCCTGATGCCGAAGGGCAAATATTTAAATCGAAATTTAAATTACTTTTCATACGCTCGCTTTTACAATTCCAAAGATACACTTTATTTTGATATTGCAAAAATTAAAATGATTTAATCACGTAAACAACCAACTTCAATATCTATATCGGGATTGTCAAAGTCAATATTTTTTTCCTCAATTTTTAATATTTTTAGATCTGAAAGATTTTTAATAGACTGTTTAAAATATGTTTCCTTTAGCTCAATCCCAATGGATTTACGACCGTTTCTCACAGATGAGAATACTTCACTACCAACACCCATAAAAGGAGTTAACACAAGCTCCCCAGGATTAGAATATAATTCAACAATTCTATCAATTACATCTAATTGCAATGGATGTACGTGTTTCTCATCGTCTTCATCTTTACTTTCTTTGTATTGTAAGACATTATCAATTCTAATGTCATCCCAAACAGACGAGGCATATCTCTGCCATGTTACATGAGATAATTTATTTTCTCTCACATCACCCTTAAATGCAAGCCATTTTTTACGGAATATTTCATAATCTCCGTAAGTTTCTTCATGAGCTTTTAAAAATGGAGTTGCTCCGGCGTAATGAAGTAAACCAAACGGATGAGTAACTGGAATTTTATTTTCACCTGACTTTTTAAAAATAAGCAAATAATCAGGCATTGCCGGAAAACACTCCGAAGAATCTTCAATAATTAATTTGTGCATAAGACTTTTAACCATTGTTCTCATACGCACCTTCAAAGGTTCTTTCCATATTGTGACCCTATTACGATAATGTAACCCATATTTTTCATGTAGTTCAATTATTTCATGTGGAAAATCCCACAAATGCTCATCTTTACAGGAATTAATATCAGTACAATGTACCGCAGTTATTCTGCCTGGTTTTGTTACTCTTGAAATTTCTTTAATCAGAAATTCATATTGTTGTAAAAACTGATCTTTTGATTCGCAGTTTGAAAAATCATTTTCTGAACTTGAATAATTATAAAGTCCGGCAAATGGAGGCGAATAAACCGATAAATCTATTGTCTCTGTTCCTATCTGAGGAAGTACATACATGCAATCAGATAAATAAATTGCATAATCATCTGTAATTAATTGATCTTTTATCATTAGTTTAGAAATTTAGGTAATATAATATTTTTGTCAAATCCTTTATTTTTTATCTCAAATTTAGAATTTATTGAGCTATTGAGTTTGCTAAATAATTGGTCCGCTTTTTTTGTTTTAGCGAGTAATGAATCTAATACTCTTTTTTGTCCATCTGAATAAACCAAATCACAAACTACTTTTTCAGTACGTCCAAACCTCCAGAATCTTCTTATTGCCTGATAGTATTTTTCATAACTAAAATCCGGGAAATAAACAGTATGTCCGCAATGTTGCCAATTAAGACCAAAAGCTGTCATTTTTGCTTTCGTGATAAGTTTTTTAATTTCACCTTTTGAAAAGGCTAAAAGAATTTCTTCCTTTTTATCAATGTTCATGGATCCTTTAATCTGATATGCTTCTTTATCCAATTCCTGTAAAAGATCGCCTTCATTATTAAAGTTACACCAATAAACAGAAGTTTCATTTTTAGAAGCTAATTCATAAGCCCTTTCACACCTCGGAGTTATAGTACATTTTTGTTCTTCCCTGACCTCTGTTAATCTCCTTGCAATATTGTTAAATAACATTATTTGTCCCTTAACAACCATGTTCTCCATATTCTTAACAGAGTTGTAATTTACAATCAATTCAGGTAAAATAAACCTATCATCTTTAAATCCTAAATCTGAAGGTTTACGCATTGAAATCGACCAGGAAGAAACCCATTTAAAAAAATCATCTTTTGCATGACCTTTTAAAATCCATTTAGTACCGATGTTTTGAGGTTTTATAGTATCTTCATTATTTGTAAAAAACTTAGTCAACATATCCGTATATCCTAAATATCCAAGAGCCTCGGAACTGGTCCCAAGTTCTATAAAATCATTTGGGCTCGGTGTGGCCGTAAAAAGATAACGGTATTTAACTTTTTTAAGATATGAATTTATTTGATTTTTTATCGCACCGTCAAAGTTTTTTAGTATTGAACTTTCGTCCAAAAGGATACAATCAAAATCTGACATATTTAATTTATGAAGTCTCTCATAATTACAGAGAACAATTTTTTTATTATACTTCCCATCCTTTGTATGACAAACATCATCTATATCAAACTTTGCCGATTCTCGCATGTGTTGATCGGCAACGGCCAAAGGAGTAATTATAAGAGCTGGCTTATTATATTTTCTTATATAATTTGTTGCTACCGTTAATTCAATTATTGTTTTCCCGGTTCCAGTATCCATAAAATCAGCACAACGGCCTTTTTTAATTGTATATTCTGCGATATACTTTTGAAAGTCAAACATTTTATCAGGAATAAAAACCGGATCATATCCAAAATTTAAAACTGAATGTCTTTTCTTTTCAAGAAATTCGTTATAGTCCATGGTTTAGTTTTCTTCAAATTTAGTTTTTATAGTTTTACCAAAACATGATTTTTGTCATGCCAACTTAATGTTTTTCAAGGTAGTTATTTTAATGTCTATTTCGTGTATAACAACAGTATAATGACAATATTTAGTCTGATCTTTAAATCCGATTCCGGCTTGTTCGTTTTTAAGTTCTGCCTTAGTCATTTCCAGTTCGGAAATCTCAGATATAATCTGATTCCTTAGTCTTTTGTAACGTCCAAATAGTTTCATGATTTCAGTTCTTTAAGTTCTTGTGAATATTCAAATTAATTGATTTTGTTTCTGAAATTTAATATACTCGCTTTTCATCTGATAAACAAGTTCATCCCATGCCTTGAAATCCCATTCAGGATGCTTTAATCTGTCTTTATCTATCCCCTGATCGACAATAGTATGAAATTCAGGAAGAACTATTCTGACATTTTCAGCATTGAGTTTGAATAAAGGAAACTTCCCTTTCGGTAAAAGATGAGCAAAACAAGAGAACCAAAGATTAGAGCCAAATAACCATTCCAGATTTTCACCCGTGAACTGACAAACATGGCTCCTTTCGTCCCATATTTTATAAAACATATCAGATTCGCCCTTAAATCCGAAATTAATGTTTCGAATTATTTTCTTTTCTGGATGGAATTGTTTAAATTTCCTTTCAGCAAGTTTACTGAGATACTTTGAGTCGGTTCTCAAATACTGATGATTCTTGCAATACCCGTTTGAAAAGACAGGATTCATACAAGTTGAATGATGACAGGCTTTCATAATTTTGATAGGAATTTTTTGTACTCTTCTTCAATGCTATTAATTTTTCTGTTATACCGCCAGCCTCCAACTTTATAGTATTTTCCGATAACATCAGAATAGATCCATGGAAGTTGGTTGCGGATATAATCCCTGAAGGTATGTTCTGACATACGACCAAAAGCAATAGATTCGTATTCCACAAGGATTATATCCCCAAAGCGAGCCACTATGTCAAATTGTCCTTTTAAATGCTTTAAATAGCGGTAAAAATGCTTTTTAGCCAGTCTTTTCTGAAAACGAACAGGAAGTTGATCGTAAATATAACTTACAAGCGACATATAACAGCGATGGAAACGTAAATCTCTATCGGTCATTTCACGCATTGTGATTATTTCGCCTGCTTTTGCCGTGTCTGCCAGTTCCTGAGCAAGTGAATTGTGAGGTAACAATACTCCTGT